GGAGAAATATACAACCAAATACAATTGAAGAAATTCAAAAAAGAAGACATGCTTTTAGTGAAATAATAAAAAAATATATGGTCTTAAAGCCAGATATTCAAAATAAAATAGATAACTTTGTTAATAAAAATTTTAAAAATAAAAAAATTCTCGGGGTTCATTTTAGGGGGACCGACCATCCAAACAAAAAATCAATGGACTATTATTTACAAATAGTCAAAGAGATGTTGCCAAATTATGATGGCCTTTTTGTCTGCTCGGATGAATATGAAAGATTTAGAATGGCTGAAGTTACTTTTAAAAATAAAATAATTTCTTATGATAGCATAAGAAGTAAAAATTTAAATCCTTTACACAGTCCATTTTATGAAACTCGTTTTCCTAGGAATGGTTCATTTGAATACCAATATAAAATAGCAGAAGATGTTATTATTGAAGCATTTTTAATGTCAAAAGTGGATTATCTACTTTGTTGTGAAGCATCAAATGTTAATTATTTGGCAAGAGCAATCAATCCAACTTTAAAAGCCTTAGAAGTGAGTGAAAAAATAAGCATATGAATAACAAAATATCAATATTTGGTGGAAACGGATTTATTGGATCAAGATTTTGTTCATTATATCCAGAAGATGTAATAAAAATTGACAGAAATGATTATACGGCTAAAACAAACAATATTTTATACTTTATTAGTACGGTTGATAATTATAATGTTCATAACGATCTGCATATTGACATTGAAACTAATTTAAATGTATTAATGAATGTTTTAGAAAAGTTACCAAAAAATAATGATGTCACGTTTAACTTTATAAGTTCTTGGTTTGTATATGGTAAAAATTATGAAATGCCATTCAGGGAAGATTACTCTAAATGCAACCCAACTGGATTTTATTCAATTACTAAACATTGTGCAGAGCAACTTTTAATTTCTTTTTGCCAAACACACAATATAAAATATAGAATATTTCGTTTGGCTAATGTTCTTGGTATAGGTGATAATAAAATATCAAAGAAAAAAAATGCATTACAGTTTATGATAAAAGAAATTGTAAATAATAGGGATGTTCATCTTTATTATGGTGGAGAAGTATTGAGAGATTATATTAATGTAGATGATGTTTGTCATGCTTTAAAACATTGCATGGATAAAGCGAGCTATAATGAAATAATAAACATTGGAAGCGGTAAACCACATAAGTTTTTAGATTTAATAAATTTATCAATTGAGTATTCAAAATCTTCTTCTAAAATTATTCATATTAAACCAAGTCTATTTCATGATATAGTTCAAGTTAGACATTCTTACTTGGATACAGCCAAATTAAATTCATATGGATTTAAACAACAAAAACAGATAGAAGAAACAATAAAAGAATTAGTGGATTTTTACAAAAAAGAAAGTAATATAGTAAAATAATATGAAAATTGTTTATATCACAGGTTGTTTAGGATTTATAGGATCATATGTAACTCGTCTATGCCTTGATAGAGGTTGGTATGTCAAGGGTGTTGATAAAATAACATATGCAGCCAATGAAGAACTATTAAAAGAATTTCAAAAATATAAAAATTTTTCATTCATTAAATCTGATATAAATGATTTAAAATTTTTATATGACTGTGACTACATAATCAATACAGCAGCCGAAACACATGTTGGAAATTCTATTGCCAATAGTGATGATTTTATTAAAAGTAATATAAATGGTGTACATAATTTACTTGAGTTAATTAAAAACTATAGACAAGAAACTTCAAAAGTTCCCACACTACTTCACTTTAGCACGGATGAAGTTTATGGCGACATAATTAACGGAGCACACATAGAAATCGATTTACTTAAACCATCAAATCCATACTCAGCAACAAAAGCAGCAGCAGACATGATGATTATGGCATGGGCAAGAACATACAATGTCCCCTATTTGATTGTGAGACCAACTAATAATTATGGAATCGGGCAATATGTTGAAAAATTGATACCAAAAGCATGTAAGTATATACATTTAAATAGAAAAATACCAGTACACAACAACGGAACTCCTGTTAGAACTTGGTTGCATGCAGAAGATACTGCTCGCGCAGTAATTACTCTTATAGAGTCACAAGTAAGCAATGAAATTTATAATATTTCTGGTGGATTTGAACAGTCTAATATAGAAACTATTAAAAAAATATTAACTTCTCTATTGAAAACTAACAACTACAACATTGAAAAATATATTGATTTTTCTTACTCCCGTGTAGGACAAGATTTGCGTTATTCACTTGACGATAATAAACTTCGTTCTCTTGGTTGGAAACCCATTAAAAACTTTGACGATGAATTACCATCCATAATTGAATATTACAGTAAAAAATTTATATGGTAAAAGTTGCAGATTACATTGCTAAATTTTTAGAAAAAAAAGGAATACGTCACGTGTTCATGGTTACTGGTGGTGGTGCAATGTTCCTTAATGATGGTCTTGCAAAAAGTAAAATTATAAAAGGTATCTTTAATCACCACGAACAAGCTTCTGCTATGGGAGCTGTGGGATATTCAAAATACACTAATGAAATTTCAGTAGTAATGCCCACTACAGGTTGTGGGGGAACTAATACAATTACTGGAGTTCTTGATGCTTGGCAAGATAGCAATAAGGTAGTTTTTATATCAGGAAATGTTAATAAAAAAGAAACAACCCACGGATTTTCAATTCCTTTGAGAAAATTTGGAGTACAAGAAGCAAACATAGTTGATATAGTCAAACCGATTACAAAATATTCAGTAATGATTACTGAACCAAATACAATTGCTTATCATTTAGAAAAAGCATTTTATCTTTGTGAGTCTGGCAGACCGGGGCCAGTTTGGATTGATGTTCCTATGGATATACAAGGTAGTTTAATAAATGAATCCGAACTTATTCATTTTACCCCCGAAGAATTGTTTGTAAACGTAGACTGCTCTATTTTTGACACTTACATTAAAAATGCAAAACGACCTATTGTAATTGCTGGTTATGGAATTCAACTAGGAGATGCCAAAAAACAGTTTGTAGAATTTATTGAAAAATACAATATTCCTGTGACATTTACTTACTTGGGGATCGATTTTCTTCCATCAGATCATCCTTTGTATGTTGGTAGATTAGGCACCAAAGGAGACAGAGCAGGAAATTTTGCTGTTCAAAATAGCGATTTGATAATATCGCTAGGAAGTAGTTTGAGTGTTTCTGTCACAGGGTTTAGATATGAAACTTTTGCGAGAGATGCAAAAGTGTTAGTTGTAGACATTGATCAACACGAACATAAAAAGAAAACTATACGAGTTGATGCTGAAATCAATACTGATATCAAAGTTTTTTTTGAACAAACAAAAAATATTGAGTACAAAACAAATCAAGATTGGATTGAAAAATGCATTGGATGGAGAAATAAATGGCCAGTATTTACTGAAAAATATAAAGATACCACAAATGGGATAAACATTTACTATTTTATAGAAGAACTTTCAAAGAAAATGAGTTCAGACAGTATAGTTATAAGTGATGCTGGTTCTGCTTATTATGCTACTTCGCAGGGTTTAAAAATAAAAAAACAACAAAGATATATCACATCAGGGGCACAAGCAGATATGGGATTTTCTATTCCAGCGGCTATAGGGGTTGCAATCGCATCTGATGTGAAAAAGAAAGTAATTGCTATTACAGGCGATGGCTCCTTTCAAATGAATTTACAGGAATTGCAAACAATTGTCAATTACAATTTACCAATCAAAATTTTTGTCTTAAATAATGGTGGTTATCTGTCAATTAGAAACACTATGGACAAATTTTTTGAAAGTCGTTACTTCGGGACTGATAAAAATTCTGGTCTTTCTTTTCCAAAAATTTTAAAAATTGCAAACGCATATGATATACCATATCATAAATTAGAAACTGGAGAAGATATTGATAAAAAATTGCTTGACATATTAAATGTTGACGGTTATTCTCTGACTGAAGTAATATGTCCTTTCAAACAAGATATGTCACCATCATCATCAGCAAAAATAAATTTTGAGGGAAAACTTGTATCACAGCCTTTAGAAAATATGAGTCCTTTTTTAAATGAGGAAGAATTTTTAAAAGAAATGATTATAAAACCAATTTAAGGAGATTAAATATGCCAGCAGACAGTAAAACAAAAAAAACAATTTTAACTTTAACGACAAATAAAACAAAAGGAATCAAAACAGTATTAGTTACTGCGTATGATTATCCTCAAGCAACGCTTGCTGATAGAGCTGGAGTAGATTGCATTCTCATAGGCGATTCTTTGGGAATGACAACTCTTGGCTATAAAACAACAATTCCAGTAACAATGGATGACATGATTAGAAGTTGTGAAGCCGTAAGTAAGGGAACTCAAAATGCATTTTTGATTGGAGATATGCCATATATGTCATATCAACCATCAAATCAAGTGGCTATTGAAAATGCTGGACGATTTATTGTTGCTGGTTGTGATATGGTAAAAGTAGAGGGAGCAATGATTGAAAGAGTCAAAGCAATTGTTGACTCTGGAATCATGGTAATGAGTCATCTTGGTCTGACTCCCCACACAAGAGCAAAATTGGGTGGTTATAGGGTACAAGGAAAAACAGCAGACCAAGCAGAAGTTATTTTAAATCAGGCTTTAAAACTTCAAGATGCTGGATGTTCTGCTCTGCTTCTTGAAGCAATGCCAAAAGAACCTGCTGCTATGATTGCCCGAGAATTAAAAATTCCTGTTTATGGAATTGGTGGAGGAAATGAAGTTGATGGTCAATTGGTAATTTTTCACGATCTTACAGGTCTTTTTTGGGAATTTAAATCAAAATTTGTAAAGCGTTATTGTGAAGCAGGAAAAATTATACAAGAGGCTTTGACTCAATATGCGGAAGAGGTTCGTTCTGGTGTATTTCCCGGACCAGAAAATTTTTATGAAATTAAAGAGGAAGAACTTGAAAAACTATTAGGGGATGACAAATGGAAGTATGAACAAGACCGTGTTGAAAACCATGCAAAACCAAATCATTGTGTTACTCCAATAACAGCAAATCCATCAGACATCAAAAGATAAATAAAAATTTAAATATGAAAATTTGTGTCACGGGTGCTAATGGTTATATTGGAAAAAGTCTTATATCAGGATTGAATAAAAAATACTCTATTACTGCTATTGCCCGTAATAATTTTGATATCACCGATTTAAAACAAACAATTGAGTGGTTTAGCAATAAAAAATTTGATGTAGTTATTCATACAGCAATTACGGGTGGTAGTAGACTTAAAGAAGATAATTCGGATGTTTTAGAAATAAACTTACGAATGCACTACAATTTGTTAGCAAACAGCGACAAATTTGATAAATTTATTTCGTTTGGATCTGGTGCAGAAATTTTTAATCCCAATACACCATATGGATTGAGCAAAAAAGTGATTGCAAATTCAATTAACCAAACATTAAATTGGTACAACCTTAAAATTTTTGCGGTATTTGATGAAAATGAATTAAATACTAGATTTATTAAAGCTAATTTACTTCATTATATTAAAAAAGAACCAATTATTATTCACAATAACAAACAAATGGATTTTTTTTATATGAAAGATTTAATTTCATTAGTTGAATATTATATTCAAAATAGTAATTTACCAAAAACGGTAGATTGTTCATATAAAGAAAAACATACTTTGATGGATATAGCAAACTACATTAATACATTATCTGATTACAAAGTTCCAATAATAGTGGAAGATTCAAACAAATTTGAACATTATTGTGGTACACACCATGGATTGTCAATAAATGAAATAGGACTTTTTGAAGGTATAAATCAAACAGCAAAAAAATTAATATGAAAAAGAAAGCATTAATAATTGGTGCAAATGGTCAAGATGCTTCTTACCTTGCAGAACTTTTGATTACTAAAAATTATGAAGTTCATGGAACTATAAGAAGAAATTCTGTACCAGAATCTCAAACAACTAGAATTCAACATTTACATGATAAAAATTTAATTACCTTACACTATGCTGATTTAACAGATGCTCTAAGCATAGAAAGCACTATTCAAAAACTTCAACCAGATGAAGTTTATCATCTTGCAGCACAGTCACATGTTCAAATTTCATTTGATCTACCACAGTATACTTTGGATGTAAACGGTGGTGGAACTTTAGCAGTATTAGAAGCTGTGAGAAGATTTTCACCACATTCAAAGGTATATCATGCCGCAACTTCTGAAATGTTTGGCAACTCAAAGGATTCAGACGGTTATCAGCGTGAAACAACTCCAATGATTCCAGTAAGCCCATATGGGTGTGCTAAGTTGTATGCACACACACTGTGTAGAAATTATAGTCAAGCATATGGCATTTTTGCTTGCTCTGGAATTTTATTTAATCACGAATCCCCGCGAAGAGGAATAAATTTTGTAACAAATAAGGTTGCTCTACAAGCAGCAAAAATAAAATTGGGGTTAGCAAATTCCTTGGTGCTGGGAAATCTTGAAGCTAAAAGAGATTGGGGGCACGCTAAAGACTATGTTGAAGCTATGTGGTTAATGCTTCAAAAAGAAAAACCAGAAAGTTATGTTGTTGCTACTGGAAAAACCCGTTCAGTAAAAGAAATGGTTGATTGTGTTTTTGACTATCTTGAATTAAATGTTGATGAATATTTAAAAACTGATAAAAAATATTGCCGTCCAGAAGAACTTCATTATCTTTGTGGCGATTCCAGTAAAGCTAGAAATGAATTAAACTGGGAACCCAAAATTCAATTCGAAGACATGATGCATGAAATGGTAGATTATTGGTTGGATAAATTAACTAATAAAAAACTTGATTTATTGGTTTTGTGAGTTAATATAAGTCTGTGAAAAAGCCAAAAAAGAAAAAGAAAGCATCTGATGATGATTACGTAAGTAATCAAGCACTATATGATGCTTTAGTAGAATATCGTAAAAAGTGTGATGAAGCAGAGAATGCAGGAAGAAAACAACCGAAGTTACCTGATTTCATTGGTGAATGTATATTAAAGATAGCCTCAAGATTATCGTATAGACCAAACTTTGCAAATTATCCATATCGCGAAGAGATGGTGTCAGATGCAGTATTAAACTGCATAACTTACATTGATAATTTTGATCCCAACAAATCTACAAGTCCATTCGGATACTTGACTCAGATTTGCTGGTTTTCTTTTGTTCGTATTATAAACCGAGAAAAGAAAGAAAAATATACACAATATAAATTTGCAGAACAACAAAACGATAAAGATTTTCATAATTGGTTCAATGAAAAATTTGCTGGCATTGATATAGGAAGAAGAGATTTTTTTGGTCTGACAGATTCCGATATGGAACGCTTCGACACATTGTTTAGCCCTAAACAAAAGATAAAAACGAAGAAGAAAAGAAAATCAAAAAAAGATACGCTTGATATATGAAAGCAGTAATACTTAACGATACCCACTTCGGGTATAAAGCCGATTCTCCAATCGTTCTTGAATACTTTCTTTCCTTCTTTGAGGAGCAGTTGTTTCCATATCTCAAAGAAAACAATATAAAGACCATCTTTCATTTGGGAGATGTATTTGATCGTAGAAAGTATGTAAACTTTAAGACACTAAACCAGGTTCGTCAAAGATTTTTTGAGCCTCTTCGTGATATGGGTATAAAGTGTATTGCAATCTGCGGGAACCACGATACCTATTACCGTAATAACAATAAAGTAAATTCTTTAGATGAACTTGTATCCCAATATCCAAATTGGGAAATTTATTCAGAACCAACAGAAATAAAATTAAGTGATTGTTGTGTGGCTTTAGTTCCATGGATAAATCCAGAAAACGAGGAATACGCAGCACAATTTATATCAGAGACTACATGTTCTTTGTTGCTTGGCCATCTAGAACTTTATGGTTTTCAAAGTATCCGTGGCGTATTTGTGGAGCAAGGATATGAACCCAAACACTTTGATAAATTTGAGTATGTTCTTACTGGGCATTATCACATCAAGTCTAGTCGTGATAACATACATTACTTGGGTACACAGTATCAGATGGCTTTCTCGGACGTTTGGGATTT